TGGTCAGTTGAACAAGCTACAGATGACCGCGTATTTACTAGAGCAGGTTCTGATACTTTCTATGGTAACATAACTACAAAAGTTGAAGGTAATGCAGCCGGTGATGGTGATGTTGTAGCTGTCGCTGGAACAACTGTAGCTATTACTGTTGTAGATGATGTTAATATCGGAAGTTATCTGGATTTCAATTGTGCAGTAGATGGCGCGTGGTTTGTAACTGGTGAGTTAGTTGTTGATGTAGTAGGTAGTGTACCAACATTGGCTTAATAACTAAACCTTAAAAATGTTAAAAAACAACTCAAAAGGGTGGGAATTTATCTCACCCTTTTTTGTTTATGCACGATATTTATATATGATAAAGTACATTTAGGAGAATAACACATGCCAAAAGCTGATTTCATATACGAAGACCCATTATCGGGAAGTCAAGTAACAGGGTCAACACCTTATGGTATTTATGATGATGATACAGATTTTGTTACTGATAGTCTTAATATAACAAAATGGGTTGCTAGAAGATTAGGGCATCCTGTAATGCAATTAGAAATACCAAGCGGCTCAATATATGCTTGTTATGAAGAAGCAGTATCAGAGTACTCACAACAAATCAATCAATACAATATGAAAAACTGGTTTTGGAATGACTATGCAAATCAAGCAACAGGTTCAGCTTACTCAGGGTCAACACAGACAGAATTTAATAATCCTAAACATCCTGGTGGTGGAGCTTCTGTATTTCTTTCAGACCAATATGGTGAAGCTATTGCAATGGGTGGTGGTATTTCAATATATACTGGTTCTTTAGTATTAACTTCAAGTAAACAAGAATATGACTTACAAAATGAATCTCGTTTAGAAGGTAGTGGTCACTCATCACAGAGATTAGAAATACAAAAAGTATTTAATTTCGGACCAGCTGCAATAACAAGATTTTATGACCCGTTTGCTGGTTCATTTGAACAAAGACAGATGTTAGATGCTTTTGGAATGGGTAATGTATCACCTGCAGTATCATTTATAATGAGACCTATTTCATATGATATAGCAAGGTCTCAAGCAATAGAAACAAATGATAAAATTAGAAAATCAAATTATTCTTTTGACATCGTAAATAATAAAATGAGAATATTCCCAGTTCCGAGGTCATCTGATGCCGGTGATAAAGTTTATTTTAATTATTTTGTAAGAGGAGAAAGTAAAGATACTTCAAGGTCATTTACTTCAGGTAAAGTTTCAGACCCAAGTAATGCTCCTTATAAGTTTATAAAATATAGAACTATAAATTCAGCGGGAAGGCAGTGGATACGAAAATACGCACTTGCTTTAGCTAAAGAGTTATTAGGAATAATACGGTCAAAATATGCTAGTATGCCGTTACCTAATGGTGAAGTAAGTATGGATGGTGAAGCATTAAAAGCAGAAGGTAGAGAAGAAAAAAATCAAATGTTAGATGAACTAAAAGAATTTTTAGAATCAGTTTCATTATCAGAAAGAACAAGACAGGAGCAAGAACAAGCTGAAGCTCAGCAACAAGTATTAAACAAAGCTCCATTAGGAATATACATAGGATAAAACAATGTCAAGAACAAGTCCATTCTTTTTACCGAAAAAGGAAATCAATTTAATCGATTCAATGAATGAAGAATTGATTGATGAGATAGTAGGTCAATCAGTTGATATCTATAAAGTATCTGTAGAAAATACTGATGAAAATGTATACGGTGAATCAACAACAAAATATTATAAAAATGGATTTAGAGTTAATTGTTTAATTCAGTTTAATGAACCTACTTATGAACAAGAAGAATTTGGTGCAGATTATAATGCAGATATAGAAATGTATTTTCAGAGAAATAATCTTGCAAGTGGTTCACTTAATTTTTATCCAGAAATTGGTGATATAGTTGATTGGAATGACCATTATTGGGAAATAAATTCAGTAACAGAACCACAATTAATAGCAGGTAATCCAAGTTATAGACATAGTGTACAAGCAAATGCTCATAGAGCAAGACTGTCATCATTACTTATAGAAGAGAGACCTAGATAATGGCAGTTCAAAAAATAACACATAAACTAATTAAAAAATTTGATGTTACTGATGGTAATTTTCAAGCCAAACCTCAACCTGTAAAAGAAGTAAATGGCAATAAGGTTGAAGAAGATATATATGGTGAAAAGAAACATACTTATCAACCAGATAATGGTAATCTTCAGGTGAATGAGATGATGACTGGTATATTGAATAAACTTGATGGACTGACTGTTAATCCAGATATAGTTCAAAAGAGTAGAGCTGTTGAGATAGATATAAAAAGAGAAATAGCAATAGGTAAAGCTGATATGAGTGATATCAAATCAGAAGAATTTAAAGGTAAGGTAATGAATAAAAAAGATAAACTAAAAGCACTGAGAAGAAGAAATGGCCGTTAAACAAATTACAAATAATCAAACTGTGAACAAAGAAACAATTGACCGTTCAAAACAAGTTTCTATGAAAAATGAAACTTTAAATCAAGGTAATCCTCGTACATCTATTGCACCAGGTAAAGATTTTACAAAAGGTTTTTCTGTTACTTTAAAAGATATCGATACATCAGTTTTAAGTCATGTTAAGAATATAATTAAACCAAAAATTAAGGAAGCAAATGAAATTATACCTGTACCTATTTTATGGGCAAATGAAGAGAGATGGAAAAATTATAGAAAAAGAGGTGTATTAAGAGATAAAAATGGTAGTTTAATGTTACCATTAATAATGATAAAAAGGAATGATGTTGCATTTAATGATATGATGCCATTATCATTTGACCATGATATAAAGGGAGAATTTATTAAATTTGTTAGACAAAGTAAATGGTCAAAAGTAAATAGATACGATAGATTTGCAACTCAGTTTGGAAAAAATCCAGTAACAGAGACAATAACAACAGGTATGCCAGATTTTGTTATTTGTAGTTATAGTATTGTTATGATAACAAATTTTATGGAACAAATGAATACTTTGAGTGAATTATTTTTAGAACACTTAGAAACTTATTGGGGAGACCAAACAAGCTATAAATTTTTATCAGGGCTAGATGGTAGTATTTCAAATGCCTCTGAAATGACAGTTGATAGAGAAAGATTAATAAAGAATGAATTTGGTATTTCTATAAAAGGATATGTTATACCAGAATTTACATCTAATATATTTGGTACTACTGCTGAAATTCAAAAAAGTAGAACACCATCTAAAGTTAGCTTTGGATTTGAAGGTGACGCAACTGATACACAAGTACAAAAACTTTAGTGTTTTGTAAAAAAATATATATTTATATACAAATAAACGGAGGTTATAATGGCTGAAGAATCAAAATTAGCTGAAAAGTTAGAAGAAAAAACAACAGACACGAAGTTTACTCAGGAAGAGATGGATAAACTAAAAAGTTTTCAAGATAGATATCTTGGAGCACAAGCTTCATTTGGTAACATAGAGGTAGCAAAAATAAGAGTAAATCAAGAATTAGAAACTATTGAAGAAAGTAAAAAAAATTTAGAAAAAGAATTTAAAGAACTTCAAAAAGAAGAGTTACAGTTCATGGATGATATGACTAAAAAATATGGAGACGGTCAGTTAAATCCATCCACTGGTGTTTTTACTGCTAATAATTCCTAATAAAAGATATAAATATATCTGTTTTGGAAAAATGTTACATATTTATATATGAATTTAACTATTTGCACATCATAGGAGACATCAATGGCTGAGAAAGTAATTTCCCCAGGAGTATTTACAAACGAGATAGACCAAGCATTTTTACCAGCAGCAATAGGAGAGATAGGAGCAGCACTAGTAGGCCCGACAGTAAAAGGTCCAGCTATGAGACCGACTGTTGTTTCTTCTTATTCTGAATTTCAACAAGTATTTGGAAGTACATTTCAAAGTGGAAGTAGTTTTACACAATATCTAACTTCACATGCTGCAAAACAATATTTAAAACACGGTAATGCATTAACAGTTGTTAGAGTATTAGAGGGTAGTTACACAGTAGCAGCTGCTGCGGTGCATACCGGCTCAGGTAATAACTATACAGGTAGTAGAACTCCAGAGTTAGCTGATAATGCAGCTGATTCATCATTTAAATTACATACACTTTCACATGGTGCTATATTAAATAATAGAGGGAATACTGGTACTTGTGCAGTTCATACAGGTTCCAATAACACATTAGCTTCAGGTTCAGTTGATAATCTCAGATGGGAAATACCAACTTTAAATCAGTCAAAAGGTACATTTACTTTACTAATTAGACAAGGTAGTGATACTGAAAAAAGAAAACAAGTTTTAGAAACTTGGAATGACTTATCTCTTGACCCTAATGCTAATAATTATATAGCAAAAAGAATCGGTGATTCTAGTACAACATTGGCTGGAACAGTGTCAGAACCATATGTAACAGAAAATGGAACTTTCCCTAATAAATCAAAATATGTAAGAGTAGAAGTATTAAAGAAAACTCCTACTTATCTTGATACAAACGGAAATATTTCAGAAAATGCATTTTCAGCATCTTTACCAGGTCTAGGGAGTGGTTCTTTTCATGGTTCATTTAATGGTGGAGATAATGGATATGGAGGATTTGATGGGCAAGGTAATTTACAAGGTACTAACACTACAGCGACTAATTACACATTTTACAATAATATAACCACTGAAACACAAGGATTTGCAATGTCAGCTGATGGTGATGGAACTGATGCTTATACAAAAGCAGTTAACTTGTTAAAAAATCAAGATGCATATGATATCAATCTATTGTTTATGCCAGGAATTATAGCTAGTAGACACGGTGGAATAGTAAGTACAGCTATTGATGCAATGGAAGATAGAAATGACGCATTTTTTGTCATCGACCCTGTAACTTATGGTAGTGGTATAACAGATGCAACAACAGAGGCAGAGTCAAGAGATACAAACTTTGCAGCAATGTATTGGCCTTGGGTTCAAATACCTGATGATGAGTTAGGTCTTAGTAGATTTGTTCCACCATCAGTTGTTATACCCGGAATATATGCTTTTAACGATAAAGTAGCTCAACCTTGGTTCGCTCCGGCCGGTTTAAATCGTGGTGGAATTGATGTAGCTATACAAGCTGAAAGAAAATTAACTCATGCTAACAGAGATACCTTGTATAACTCTAGTGTCAACCCAATTGCTACATTTCCTGGTCAAGGAGTATGTGTTTGGGGTCAAAAAACACTACAGAAAAAATCAAGTGCGTTGGATAGAGTTAATGTACGAAGACTATTAATCAAAGTTAAGAAGTTCATAGCTTCTTCTTCAAGATTCTTAGTATTTGAACAGAATAATGCTCAAACAAGAGGTAGATTTTTAAATATAGTTAATCCATTTTTAGAACAAGTTCAAGCACAAAGTGGATTAACAGCTTTTAAAGTAGTTATGGATGAAACAAACAATACACCAGATGTAGTTGATAGAAACATATTATATGGTCAGTTGTTTTTACAACCTACACGAACTGCTGAATTTATTGTATTAGACTTTACAATACAACCTACAGGTGCTACATTCCCTGAATAAACGGAGATAATAATTGGCCGAGAAAATAATAAGTCCAGGAGTATTTACTAAAGAAATAGATGAAACATTTTTACCAGCAGCAATAGGTGATATAGGAGCCGCAGTTGTTGGACCAACTGTAAAAGGTCCTGTTTTAGTTCCAACAACAGTATCTTCTTATGCTGAATTTCAAAATCTTTTTGGCGACACTTTTAAATCTGGAAGTGATTATTATACTTATTTGACTTCACAAACTGCAGAACAATATTTAAAAGACGGTAATAGACTTACTGTCGTTAGAGTTGCAGGTGATGGATACAGTAAAGCAACTTCAGATGTACCTAACAGAACAGGCCAAAAATTAATTTTAGATTTTGCAGCTCCAGGTACTCCTAATGCCACAGGCCCTAATGGTCCAATAATTTATGTTACAGGTCCTGTTGGGAATGCAGCAACAAGTACTACAATTGGATTTAAAATTACAGGTTCTAGAAGTGGAATCGACCAAGGTGGACATGCTGCTGTAAATGCAATA